TCTATCTCCTCAGCATCTGGATCCACCTCAGCCTCATCATCTGAGCTGTCCAGTGGGTTGGGTAGACCACACACTAGAGCAGATGCAACCACGATCTCAGCCAGGCTCACGTCATCATCCAGCACATCCAGATCATGCCCAGCCTCTGTCATGGCATGGCCTACAAACTGCATGGCACCCTGATAGGTGTATGCCTGTCTCAGCACCTCCACACCATTTGCCCACTCAGTACGCAGCTCCCTGATTTTCTCCAGGATCTCATCCTTGGTCAGACCAGCAGCCTCTGCGTCCTCCCTGAGCTGGGATCTGAGACGTGTGTAGATGCGATCCCCCACTGTGTGGAGCATGCGTACTGATAGCTTCTGGACCTCAAACTCAGATCCATTGATGGTGATGGTGGTGGTGGTGTTCATGGCAGGACGATGCTACCAGCAGGCTTGACCTCTGTGTTGCTGTCCTGCTCATGCCACTCAGATCTACGCTTGGTGCTGATGCTGATCAGACGGTCTAGGTCATCCACTAGATGGTACGTACCCAGAGCCAGTGTCTCTGCTTTCTCCAGATCCATCTGACCACTGCACGCACCGTACTTGACCAGCGTTCTGCCAGTCTTGCGACCACGGAACTCCACACGGCTGACCCAATCAGTCCACCGCCTCTGTGGCCTCATCAGTCAACCCAGGCCATTTCAACGCGATTATCAAACACACCGTTCACAGTAGCAGTAGCCTCACCATCCACAGCCACAGACACATCACATGACGTGATGAGTGCGTCAAAGGTGTAGGTGCAGGAGGCGTCTGCAGTCAGCACGATGTTGGTCACGATGGACGAAAGATCCACGTCTCCACCATCACCTGGGTGTGGTCCACCACCTGCGTTGTCCAGCGTGCCAGACGCTGAAAAGTTGTCAGAGAAAATCCCACCCAGCACACGCTTGCCCGTGTCTGCAAACGTGGTGACGTCGATTTCAGTAGCGTTGAAAGTGGCAGACCACTCTCTGAAGTTGACGGTATATCCCGCCGTGAGATTGGCGTTGCCGCCTTTGCCTGTGATACGTGCCATTTGGCTCTCCTATCTATGGCCCACACTGGACCAGGAACTCATGAGTCATTCTGTAGAAATCATCTTCAATCAGGAGCTGACCACCACTGGTCATGGTGCAGCTTGCTGTCCCATTATCGGTCACGCTGAATGTGGACTTGTGCAGCAGTTGCTCTAGAAGTCTTTGGAGTTACGTCACTAACCTTAACTTTCTTTATGCCAAGATCCTGTTTTGCTAGTGGACCACCTCTAAATGCTCTGTCTACTGCAGGATCTACAGGAGATGGACCAGCTCCAGGACCAAAGGCTGGTCTAGGAGTTTTCTTCGTAGCAGTACCACCAATAACACCACCTCTATTAAGTTGGTTGAATCTCTTGATATCTTGTGCCTGCTTAGAACCACCCCATTGAGGTGCTGGTGCTGCTGGTTGTTGTGGGGTTTGTGATTTACCCATCGTTGTGGATCTTACACGTTCCCACTCAGGTTTTGGTGCCTGTGCTGGTTTAGGTGCCTGAACTTTACCTACTGTTGTAGGCTTGGAAACGGGAAACTCTGGAACAGGTGCCTGTGCTGGTTTAGGTGCCTGAACTTTACCCATAGTGGTTGATCTTACACCAGGTTGACCAACTCTAACTCCAGTTCCTTTAGTCCCTCTTGCTGCTCTGGCAAGTTTGTCTTGAGCAGAACCTCTCTTAACAAATCCTTGCAGACCTTTACTAAAGGTGTCAAGAACATTACTCAAACCCTGTCTTGCTGCTTTATCTCTAGCAAGACCACGCTCTGCAGTTGCCTTGAAAGTACCAGCACTAGTTCCACCAGAAGGAGGAAGTGCTTTCGCCACTCTCTTCTGGTTGAGCATATCCAAATACTTTCCAGGTCTTTCTGATGGAATACCTGCTTTCGCTGCCTTGCGAGCATCTCTAACACCAGTGCTGATAGCGTTGCCCTTAACAGCGGTGTCTAGTGCAGCACCCTTCAAAGGTTTTCCTGCTTTGGAAAGAGTTGCTGGTTTGATACCTTTCTTCAAAAGTGTCTTGGGGTTTGCACCCTTAAGTGCTGGAGACGCTTTCTTTAAGAGTCCACCAGCAATTTTCAGACCCCTCTTGATAAGGGCACCTCTGATTTCGGTGATATAAGTATCTTCTTGAAGTTGATTATCTTGAATATACTCAGCAACATCGTCGAAAAATTCGACTGCCAGTTCTTCGTCTTCAAAAAGACTATTTACAAAATACTGCGATTCTTCCTCAGTTTCAAAAATAAACTCATTACAAAATTCTACAGTTTCTTCTTTCAGATATACGTATTCGTAAGCTTCAGAAAGATTTTTATAATCCTTGGAGTTCATCTCTAAAAGACACTTTTTAGATATTTATGAAACTCTACGACTGAACCCCTTGACTTTATCGAACTTGATAACGCTCTCAAACTTGTCGAGCATATCTTGTTTGTGAGAGATAACAAAGATATTAGCGTCTTTGATGACGTAACGGATAATCTTTAGGAACTCATCGGTGCCGAAACCATCAAGGGAGGAATCAAATACCTCATCCATAATCAGCAGGTTTGTATTAGCAGAGTTTTTGACTCTCGCTACTTCACGCCAGGTGAAGAGTAGGGATAGGTCGATTCTCATTTTCTCACCCTCGCTAAAAGAAGAATATGAAAAGTCTTCGTGAATGGGTGACTTTACTGTTTCGTTAAACTCTTCATCAAGTTGGAAGTTAATATAAAACTCCATCATCTGAAGGTAACGATTGACCTGCTGATTTATGAACGGAAGATACTTCTTAATGATCTTCGTCTTTACACCATCGTCCTTAAGTAAGGAATAGGCAAAATCGTGATAAACGATTTCTTGTTTTTTGTCTGAAAGGTCTTCTATTGTCTTTTGGAGATTTTCTCTAAACTCCTCTAGCTTCTCATGTTCAGAATTTCTGTTTGCAAGGTTCTCGGTAATAGTTTGAATTTCATGCTCAAGATCTCTGATTTGTCTCTGGTTGAGGCTAATCCGAGTATTGTTTTGAGAAATGCCATGCGTTAAGTTTGTGATCTCCTGGGAAAGGTCGGTGAATTGACGCTCTCGTTCCTGTTCGAACTTGATAGTGTTTTCGAGTTCTTCGTAACCTTCCTTTAGTTCCTTTGCCTTATTTTGAGCGTCTGTAATTCTATTTAACCGAAACTCTTCTTCAATACTCTGAGTACAGGTAGGGCATACCGTATTTTCATTGAAAAACTTATGCTCCTTGGTAATTGTACTTACCTTCTGAGAGATTTTACCCTTAAGATTGTTTAGTTTTACTAACTTCTTACTAGCATCAGTGAGACCTTGTTGCTGCTCAGTAAGTTTCTCAACCTGCTCATTAGTCTTATCATTTTCTTCCATGTACACACCAACTTCTTTATCAAGGCTGGTGATCTTTTCCTTATTGGCATTGATGTTGGCGTGTCCTCTATTTTCCAACTCCTCAATGAACTCTTTCTGCATCTTCATCTTGTCCTTGAGAGTTTCCTTCTTCAAGTCAAGAGACTTCACCTGAGACTTCTTCTCTTTCAGGTTATCCTTGAGGATATTGTTCATCGCAGAGAAGATACGAATATCCAGCAGGTCTTCAATAACCTCACGACGGTTAGAAGAAGTCAACTGCATAAACGGCACAAAAGTGCTGCTACCCAGAATGACAATCTGAGTGAAAGACTTATAGTTTAGTTTGAGAATATTCTCTTCTAGAATACGCTGCATCGCACGGTCATCCGCTTCACGATGTAGCGGAGTGCCGTTGACTACAATATCAAACACAGAAGGTTTGATACCACGACGCACAAGGTACTGACGAGTATTGATAGTAAACTCAATCTCAACCACACATTCACGTTCATTGGTAGTGTTTACCAACTGTGGTTTATTGATCTTACGATATGGTTTATTGAACAGTGCAAAGGTAAGTGCATCCAAAACAGTTGACTTACCTGCACCATTCGTCCCAACAACAAGGTTAGTTCTGTGTTGGTTTAGTTCTACTTCCGTAAACTGATTCCCAGTGGAAAGAAAATTACGCCAACGGATCTTTTGAAAGGTTATCATTCAGTTTCGGGGGAATAACGATGTCGTTTGGAGTTATCACTGCGTACTTGTAATTATACATCCTACACGTCCTTATGGCAAGTGCTCCATCAACTTCTACAACTTCCATTTCTGCTGGTTCTTCATCCTCTTCCAGCATCATCGCATAACGGTTTGCGTCGTCTTCTTCCTCAAACAGAAACAGAACTTTCTCTCCTTTTTTATTTTTGACGGCATAGGCACCGTCATCTTTTCTGTCTCTGATGGTAAGAAGAAACACTATTCAACCTCACACGCCTGTGAATATATTTTCTGCAGAATGCCTTTGACAATAGACTTATCACATTCCATTTCTGCTTCATCAATATATCTATTCAAGATAGAAATAGTGTTTTCACTCTCCTCAACTTCAAAGTCTTCTCCTGCCTGTATCTCAAAGTTTTCAACAATCTTGAGTTCTTGAATACCAGCAGAATAGAGTTTATCAATAAACTTCTCAAAGTCCTTTGGACTGGTCTTCTTCTTGACAATGACTTTTACAATCTTACCCTGATACTCACGAGCATCAAAGAGTTTGTAGTTGTTATCTTCGTAGTAGATGTTGTAGAAGATACGATACGGATTATTGATTGGAGTATGCTCTAGGGTTTCAGTATCGAAGATGTGAAAACCACGAGGGTCATTCACATCATTCCAGAACATCTCATAGGGGTTGCCTAGGTAGAAGATTTTTCCGTCATCCGATCGAGTGTGATAGTGTCCCGAGAAGACATGACTGAACTTCTCAAATAGTTCGCAGTCCATACCGTCTTCCATGACGTGCCCGCGATGAGCTCTGAATCCGTTGAGTTCAAGGTGCCCCATCGCACATACGCTACGTGAAGCTTTAATAGATGAGACAGTATTTTCAAAATTTTCATTATTGATCCAAGGAATAAAAAGTGTATTTAAGTTTCCGAGTTTGACTTCTGTTACTTCTGGATAGACGATAACATTATCATATTGCTTGAGGAGAAGACCAACAGAGTTGACTTGGTTGGTATTCTTGTAGTAGGCGGTATGGTTTCCAACAATGGTATGTACCGTAATACCCATCTGGTGTAGACGGTCATAATAGTTTTCTTTCGCCCACTCCAACGCCCACAGGTCGATAGACCTTCGGTTGTCGAAGGTATCTCCCATATCTACAACGACTTTGATGTCGTGCTCTTCAAGATATGGGAAGAAGATATCGTCGTAAAATCTTTTAAAGTGGTCGTGAAGGAATTTGGATGACTTACGGGCACCGAAGTGCTGGTCCGTGATAATGGCAACCTTCATCGATTCTTGTAAGTGATAGCGTCCTTAATGCTATTATAGTCTGAACTATGACCAGAAAGCAAGCTATCGTCAACCATCATAACCTCATCAAAACCAGTGCGCTCAATGATTTTGGTCTTGATCTCAAGTTGCTTTTTCTCCTTCTGAATGCGTCTCAGGAAGGCGTAGTGAATGATTTGAGTAAAGTAAGCAAATGGGTTCTTAGACTTCTCTGGGTCGAAGTTATGAATGTATTGAACACAGTTCTCAATGCCATCAGAAATCATATCATCTTTAAAGATGTAGTTTACAAAATTTGGCTTAAATGACAAGTGCGTTGCAATCTTTAAGAAACATTCTCCCAGATAATTTGTAATCCGTGGTTTTGGATCTCCTCTTTGTTCTGCTAACTGCACAGATTCTCTGTAAGCAATTAGTGCTGCCAGAAACTCTTTATTGTTAACATAGTGTACTGATCTTTTCCTTTTAGTCATTGGTCCGATAACCATAATAGTATATCTATGTTCACAGTGATATCATTATTATATCAACATGAACGAATAAACACAAGGCTTGACAAGACCCCTGAATCTGTGTACAATAACCTTTGTGGAGGTTCAGAAACAATATTAGCTTTCTTTAAATAATCTTTCTAGGATTTCTTTGGTATCGTTGACGTTACCGATCCTACCCATCTTTCTATCGATTCTTTGTCTGTATCCAGTGGGATCTTCAGAATCAGTAAAGTCTTTAGACTCTCTAAGCCATGCTTGGTACATCATAATCATTTCAATGTCTTTAGACTCACTCATAGTCATGACATCACCCATATCTATGATGAACATGTCATCACGAGAAGTCTTTAACCAAGGTTCCATCTTGTAACCAGTTACACCTCTTTTAGTTTTAACTTCAGAGAATGTAATTGGATTTGAGACAAGTAAGAATGTTTTTTCTTCTTCTGTACAAGGTGAGACTTTTGAGAATATCTCTTCTCCAGATCTTAGTTTAATAGTTGCGTAAAAATCATCTTCCATATTTTATACCTTTAAGTTGACGTTTATAATGTCATAATTAAATTTCTCTTCATTGTAAACTTTGATTCTTTCAATCAGGTGATTCAACGTATAGTTTCTTCTTGACTTGTGTGTACAATCATCGGAGATGTCATATAACATTGCTTTGGTCTTGTTCTTGCCTTTTCTCAAG